GCGACCGTGGGCCATCCAGCCCCAGCCGGGCCAGCTCGGTGGCAGCGCCCTTGCCCTCGGACTGCAGCTTCTCCAGGATCGAGATGACCTGCTCGCCCGCGTCCATCTTCTTGAACGCCTTCTGGGTGATCCCCAGCAGGTTCGCGTAGTGGGCGATCTCCGGAGAGCCGGTAGCCAGCGAGTGGGTGATGTCGTTGGTGATCTTGGTGAAGACCATCGCCGCCGGGCCGCTGTCCTGCCCGGCCTTGGTGAAGGAGGTGGCGAACCCGGCCACCTGGTCGCTGGTCATCCCCATCGCCCGCGCAGCCGGAGCCAGCTGGGCGGTGAAGTCGATCAGACCCTGGGCCGAGGTGTTGGTCTTCGCAGCCAGGTAGGTGAACTGGTCGGCGTACTTCCGGGTGGAGGTCGAGCTGACCTGGGTGCCCATCATCTTCTGCAGCCCGGTCAGCGACTGAGCCAGGCCGTCCGCGTTCTCCCCGGTGGCCTTGGACATGTCCTCGAAGACCTTGGACAGGTCCTTCAGGTCCCGGCTCTGCTTGACGTTGGTGATCTTGCTCAGCGTCTGCACCAGGCTGGCCGCAGCCGTGGTGGTCACCCCGTACTCACGCCGCAGGTCCTTGACCGCCAGCGTGTAGTCCTTCATGGTCTGCTTCTGCGCGGTGTTGGTCTTGGTCAGGATCGCGGACTGCGCGTTCAGCTGAGCCATCTGCTTCTCGTACGACGCGAAGGCAGCGGTGGTTGCGGTGATGGTCGCGACATCGCCCGCGCCCAGCCCGATCAGGCTCTTGCCAGCGGTCTTGGAGAGGCTGCTGATCTTGGCGCTCAGCGTGTCGATCGAGGCCGACAGGGCGTTGGTGGCCCCGGCGGACTGCTGCATCGACTGGTTGTACTGAGAGTTGTCGGATGTCAGTACGACATTGGCCTCGACCGGCTGGCTGCTCACATCCCTACTCCGTCCTCAGCGACCGGCGCTTCATGGCCTTCTGCGCGATCTGAGCGGTCAGCTGAGGCGTGGTCGGGATCAGTTTGACATTGGTCCCAGGCAGTGACGAGCCCTGCGTGTCGCCGTACACCGACTTCTGGTAGCAGCCCTGGCAGAACTCATCGACCGGAGTGAAGGCGAACTTGTTCTCCTCCCACTCCCAGGGAGCGGTGCCGCACATGGTGCACCGCTCCGCGGACTCGATCGCGAAGGCGATCATCTTCGCCCGGTCCTCGGTGTCCCACTTCAGGTACTTCGAGTGCGGGATGCCCTTCTCGAAGCAGTAAGACATCTCCAGGTAGAAGTTGCGGTCCTTCCTCAGTCGGTCTCGCTGAAAGGGACATCGAGGCCCCGGTTGTTCAGCTCGACGGCGTTCCGGAAGAGGACCATCACATCCCCGCGCGACCACTCCTCGGAATCCCAGATCTTCTTGGCCTCGGTGGGGCTGATCTCGGGGTCCACCGAGCAGGCAGCGATCAGCGCCGGAGCGAAGGTGTCGATGTCGAACGATGACCCCTCCGCTCGCTGGTCGGACTTCGGTGGGTGTTTGGCCACCAGCCGGTCGTACGCGCGCATCCCGATCGCCTGGTACTTCAGCGTCACCTCGGTGGTGCCGCCGTTGCCGTCCGAGAGGAAGAGGGAGAACTCGGTCGTGGACCGAGGCTTGTTGATCAGCTGGTCCAGGGTGGCGCGCTTGTCCGACTCGGACTGCTTCTGGCGCGCTTCGGCATTCTTCGCTGCTGCAGAGGTGGGCATCGGGGACTTCCTGGTCGACGGTGTAGTCGATCCGATGCTATCCCTACTACACGACGGTGTAGTCCTCATCCGGCTCGACGTTGACCGAGCACGACGCAGTGAACGTGAGCACCGTGTTGGAGCTCATGTTCGCCATCGTCCGCGAGGTCACCGTGACCGTCCAGACTTCCACGATGTCGCCAGCGATCGGCAGGTTGTCGGCACCGGTGCCACCGAACCGAGCGATCACGAAGGTGCCCGGGGTACCACGCGGGAGGGTGTCCCAGGCGGTGTCGTTGCCGTCCTCGTCGTCTCGGTAGAAGTCCGCGTCGAAGGTCGCCGCCGAGGTGCCAGGGGTGCTGGTCTCGAACAGGGAGTCGAACGCGGGCGTGGGCACCGTGTTGCCTCGTGAGGATGCGTTGAGGCTGATGCAGAAGCCAGTCAGGTCCACAGCGCCAGCGATCTGCGCGACAGACGGCTTCTGGCCGGTGACGGTGCCGCCGGGGATGAACCCGATCCAGGTGTTTTCATTCGGGATGATCCGGGCCATCAGTCAGCCTTCCTCGTGGTCGTCTTCTTCGCGGGAGCCTCGGTCTCCTCCTGTGGCTCTTCGCTACTTCCATCATCTGCGCGCGTCCAGCCGTTTCGCTCCCAGGTGGGCAGAGCAGACGGCATGCACTGGCCGGTTTCGCCATCCTTGGTGATGCTGATGAGTCGTGACATGTGCTATCCCTTCGTGACCCAGACCTCGAACGAGTCTGCCTGTGTGAAGTAGTCCGGATAGGCGGAGCCGATCCGGTTCGTGTTCCCGATCGCGACGCAGGTGGTCTTCTGGATCCGCCACTTCCCGGTCGGGGTGTCGATGGACTCCCTGGCGATGTTCGTCAGGTTCATCCGCATCCGGTCCGCCAGCGCCTCGGTCTGCTTCCGGGAGATCCCGGCGTAGGACACCGCGTAGGCCAGCCGCCAGTCCTCCTGACTGCTCCCCAGAGGTCCCGCAGGAGCCTGCAGGGAGGCCGCACCAGGCGACAGGGACATCCACGGGGTGAACGTGGTGCCGGGGGCGTTCGGCTCCCCCTGCCACCCGTACGGAGTCCCTGGAGCGGCGTTGTCCCCCACCGGGAAGCCCTCGACCGTCAGCTCGTCCAGGAGACGGCTGCTGATCGGTCCTCGGGAGATGGAGCTAGGGGGCATTGGCCTTGATCACTTTCACGTTGGCTTCTGCTGCCATCGTCCCAAGGGAGTCCACCCATTCCTCGAAGGCGGGCTGTACGTACGGCTGCGGCTTGGTGCCCGGGTGGTGCACCAGCCTGGTGAAGACCCGTCTGCCGTTCACCTGGAAGACCAGGACCTTGTTGCCCGGCTTCGGCCTGATCTCGTGCGGCTTGGTCCCGAACTCCACGTAGTTCGCGTACGGGGCGATGTTCAGGTTCGGGCCGATCGTGACCTTGTCGCCCTCCACCTGGATCCCGAGCGAGGTCCGCAGCTTCCCGGTCTTCACCGGCACCCGGGACTGCATGTCGGCCAGCAGCTCGTTGGAGCTGGAGATCAGCACCTGCTGGGTGGTGACACCGGACTGCTTGGCTGCCTGGTTCAGGGCGTTCGCCAGCTTGCTGATGTCGGCCTGGCCTACCGCGCCCATCACATGATCCCGGTGACCTCGAAGCGGCGGGTGGCGCGCAGCTCCCCGGCCTTGGCGATGGTCTGGATCTCGTACCGCTTCCCCACCATCTGGGAGTCCTGGGGAGCGGTCAGGATGGTCACCTCGTCGTGGTACAGGATGATCGCCGGGGTGTCCCAGGGGATCGAGAGGTTCGTGGACATCTGGTAGATGTCGGCGTCGGCCACGATGAACGAGGAGGAGTTGGCCACCTCCCAGATCCGGCAGGGCCCCTCGTAGATGAGCGTGGCCAGTCCCTCCGGGGTGTAGACCAGGGTGTCCTCGTCGTAGCCCTCGGGGATCTCCTTGCGGTGGATCTGGCAGGTGTACTCCATCACCGCGGTGGCTCGCGCGCGCACGTACTCGCGCGACTGCGCGGTGATCGGGCTAGCCATGGAAGCCTGCGTCGTAGGCCTTGCGCTTCTTCCCCGGCAGCACCGGACGAGTGATGCTCTCCTCCAGCTTCCCGCCACCGGCTCGGTGCAGCGCACCAGCCTGCTGGAGCCTCTTCAGGCGTCCGGCCTTCCCGAGCTTGGCGGAGGTGGCCAGGTGCTCGACCAGGTTCCCGGCCTTGTGGATGTGGGTGATCCCGAACGCGCTGATCATGGCAGCACCCGCCCACGCTGACGGTTCAGGCTGGCACACCGAATGCGCTGATCATGGCTCCACGATCCGCTCGTACTCGGGGACGTTGTTGACCCCGACCTCCTGGTCGGGTGGGTAGACCCCGCCGTACTCCTGGGGTCCCGCCTCGATGTCGTCGTGCATGCCCTTGCCGAACGAGAACGGCTTGGTGCCAGGCAGCAGCCCCTCGTTGGGGGTCATCCCACCAACGTCCGGGTAGCCCCCAACGTGGAGCTGCCTGTCCTGCTCGCGCAGAGAGGAGGCGAGTGCCCGGTACTGGTCACCGACCTGACCGAGCGACACGCTCACGCCGTCCGCCGAGTAGGACGCCTCGCGTGCGTAACGCGCCGCGATCGTATCAGCGAGCACCGCCGCTACGTACTCGTGAGACCCGTACAGCGGGTACCAGGTGTCGTAGGCGTAGGCGATCTCCTCGTCGGTGATCAGCCACTCGCCAGCGGCGTGCGGATCGGTGTCCTGGAGCAGGAACCGGATCGTGTCCTTGTCGGTGACTCCGGGCGCGTCGTAGGTGTAGGTGCCAGCCATCAGCGGGGCCTCTTCTTCTTCGGCTCCCTGTCGCTCAGGACCTTGTACCCCGCCGCGCCGCCCCCTCCCACCAGTGCTGTGCCGGTGATGCCCGGGTGCCGCTCCATGTAGCCGCCGACGCCCTTGATGCCCTTGCCCGCGCCGCTGCCGATCCCCTTCAGGGAGATGTCTGCCTCACCGATCCGGTGCAGGGCTCCAGCCGCTCTGACCGGGGCTGACGGCTTCGGCGGACCCTGGCCAGCGCTCGCCTTCTGGGCAGCAGAGGGTGCACGACCGCCCGGCATCCCGCGCATGATCCGCTTCGGGCGGTTGAAGAACTTCAGCGGGATCTTGACCTTGGAGACCTCCCCGAGGTCCCCATGGTCGACACCGAAGGCCGAGTGCATGTCAGTACTG